AATGGTTATGTATCTAGAACAGATAAATACCAAATGGAGAATATTGGGAAGTTTCCCAGTCACGATCCACTACCATCCATCTCGTAAAGACATTATATTATTATGTAAAGCTAAGGCAATTAGATATTTAATTTCTAATCGAATCTTACCTTCTTTATTCTTAAGAAGATCCATTATCTTTTGAAACTTCCCAATATTCTCCATTTGGTATTTATCTGTTCTAGATACATAACCATTTAATCTATCTATTAAAGTAGATTTACCAACTTCTCCAGCAACTAGTGCTCGATTGTTATGGTTAGTTAGAACATTAGCTACCTTTAGTTGAGTAAGCTCAGAATGTTCATTCTTAAGTTCCACAAGTTTAGCAATTGCCTCGTGAATAATATCTTGTTTCTTAACTCGTTCCATCTCAGCTTCATTCTCTTCAGAGATATACCATCTATGTACTGCAGTGTTAATTTCTGACTTACTGTTGGCAATTGCTGGGTGGATTTCTGTTAATAGTTGTGCCAGAGTTCCTCTAGGAGTTTCGTCCGTAATACGATTAGCTCTGTCATAAAAAGTAAACTTAAATTTTTGTAAAAATGAAGGAGCATAATCTGGGTTATTCTTAACCATTTCTAGATCTCTAGTATCAAAAATAGTTCCTCCTTTTACTTCATCTGTATAATATCCAGGTCTTGTATTGTGCTTAATCTCGAAAAATGTCTGCTTACTAATCCTAGGACTTTCAGATAATTTCTCTAATAGCTCATCAGACCAATGTGAAGTTACAACGTTATATGCTGCTCTAATTTCTTTCACATCTAACTTAAAGAGTGGATTATCCATCATTTCATCCATCCCTGTTACCACTTTCATACTAGTGTAATCAATAGGGAACATGAATGTTTCATGTGCGGCACCATCTCTACCAAAAGCTTTAGTAGCTCCTCCTCTTGAAGAGGATACAATTTCATTACTACCTTTCTTATAAATAACATAATTTACCTTATCCCATCCTTGAACCGAAGTTCTTGGTACTGGACTAACATAAATTATTCTAGTTGTTACATCTTTTCCTTGCGTTTCCATGCGTTATTTTTTATTTATATAAGCTTAATAGGGTGGAGGTGGGGAGGTTCTCTGGGACAGCCTCCCTTCACCTCTCTTTAACCCTAATTAAAGCTTACGTTATTCTTATATTACTTAGCAACTAGCACAAACATTAGGATTAAGCTCTATACGTCCGATTCTGGATGTATCCCATACACAAAGAGAACCATTTGTCTCTCGGTAAATACCTAATTCCTTGTTATTGTTATATGCGTTACTTCCGTCTTGAATTGCGCCAGACCCGAATTGGAATGCGTTACCAACAGTAAAGTAGTATTCTGCATCTTTCTCCATTACCATAGTAATGTTTTCTGGAGAAGCGTTAGACGCTTTCTGATCGGTTGCACCTAAATCAAAAATGTCGTAGCAGAAAGATTCAACTGTACGATTAGTACCTGGAGCCAATTCTGGGAACAAGCGTCTATCATCCTTACAAGGATCGTGCATTAGTTCTACAATTAAACCGTTTGGAGCTTTCCATCGGCTGAATTGAGATCCGTATTCCAGCTCATGGTCATGGTATCCAGAACCGCCATCCTCACGCTTACGAATGAAGTGTGTATCAACGGTCAAGAATGCACCTGCTTCTTGAGCTAGTAATCTGTGTAAGAAGTCAATACCACCCTCTCCAGAGCAGATTATAATCTTACGATCAGAAAATGAACGTCTTGTAATGAATATTTCCATCAAGTACTCATAAATATCATTTAGAGTTAGAGATCCGTTATGCTCTAGGAAATGACCATCTCGTACTAGCTGTCTCCAACCTGGAGCAACTTTAATCATACGACCTGATTCATTATCATAAGTCTTTTCTAGAGTACCGAATTCCATCATGTGCTCACGGTCAGCTTCAATTCTCTCTAAGAGTCTTGCTTCTGCCATAGTGATAAACACATCTTTTGTAACCTGCTTCTGCGTGTTACGGTTTTTCAAATCTTCTTGGTATACATAGCCAATACCTACAGCATGATCGTCGCTATAAGTTGAAGGCATTTTACCACCAGATTTTCTTGCTGCCATTTCGGCTCTTACTGCCTTATCAGAGAATTCTACTTTACGTGCATAGTATCCAATATGAGATTGTAATTTAAACATCTCTCCATACTGATCACCAGCATATTTAGTATTCAATTCATCTGACACACTAGTAGTAAGGTCAATAGCAGTTCTTCCTGGCTGAAGGTATTTTACTGGAACCCAAGAGTTAGCATCAGAAGTCTGAAGCTTAACAGTGTATTCCCAGCTATTAGCTGAGCGCTGTCTTGGATGACCAATAATCTTAAGCAAAGGAAGATTTCTTCCCTCAGTCTTTATAATACATGGCTCATGTAACCATCCTCTGTCTAGAGCAATCTTAAATTCAAGATTACCTTTACCTGGAGTAGCTGTAGTAGCTACCAATAGCTCTGTGAATCGGAAATCGACATCAGCAGATCCTACGATGGACCACTCATAATCAGAAGTTCCACCGGGTAAGTTATAGACATTGTTTGACGCAAGAGTCATATAAGTGAATTTCTTATTCACCAAATGCTCGCCTAATTTAGACGAGAAGAACTGAGCAGTTTTTACACCAAAGTTGTGAGGCTTATAGTGCTTAAACATACGAAAGTAAGCTAGGGAATCATAGTAAGAACCTCCCATTGCTTCTCTTTCTGTTAAAGTTAATGCTGTTCTACGTGTCATTGTTTAACTAAATTAAAATTATACAGGATCGTAATCATCTAAATTAAACTCTTTTAGATGTTCAGGCTTCCTTTTAGTAGAAACGCCTTTTGACCCTGATGAGCTAAGCATATCTCTTAGGAGATTCTTCTTAGTCTCGTTATTATTATCTGTTCCTACAAATTTTATGAAATCATCAAAATTAAATTCTTCCTTCTCAAGATCAAAATATGTAAGGAAGTTTAATACATGTAAAAATGCTTTAGGATTTGCAGAAGCTTTGTTAAACTTATCTTGTGTAGTCCCTGAGGAATACTCTTGATATATTTTACTCACTCTCTGTTTATCCCAATTAGTTTCTTTCAAAGACTCAACTAAATTAGCTTCAAACTGTCTTGCGGCAGCCTTTCTGTTATTCTCAGCCTCTTTCTCTTGCTGTATAAGCGACTCTCTTTGCTGTGCCAACTTTTCCTTGTCAGTGCCTAATTCTTTATTCGCCCTATCTAATAATTGATCCTTCTCCTCTAATTTATCTAATAAACCATCAATTACATCTTCTTCTAGATCCATAGTCTTACTAAACTTCTCGTATAAGTATTTCTTAGCATCTAGGGTATCTGTAAACTCTTCAGTAGGTACTGTTTCTGCTGACAGATGTAAGTCCATAAATGTCTTTAAATCTTCAGATGTAAGGTTGGCGCCTTTAGCAAATACGTAATCTACCACTTTCTGACCTATTTCTGGAGATCGTTCTACTATAGTATTAGCTATAGTCTGAGGTAAATGTTCTGTAATTTCTTCAAGCTTTTCAAAAGTACCATCAAAATCTTCTATTTCTGGGATTAAGCCTTTGCTTACCCATATATTATAAGCATTGATCGCATCTTGATCTGCTTCTTCTCCATACTCTTTCTCTTCACCTTCACTGCCTGCTTCTCCTGCTGAAGTAGTATCATCCGTAATAGGCTGACCTTCTTCATCAAGTTCAGTAGTCTTTGTTAACTCATTAAAATCAGCATCATCTAATTCTAAAGAAATTTCTGGGAATGTTAAACCCTTGTCTTGGGTGCTTTCATTGTTATCCATGATGTACAAATTTAACAATAATTATATAATATTTTTCTTCATCGGCGTGTTCATGCCTGGTTTTACCCTATTAATAACTCATTAATTAAAATAATAACTATTTACTGCTACTACTATTATTAGGTTTAGACCTAGCTATCTTTTCCTTAGACTTAATATCCTGTCTTTTAACTTGCCGATCTAACTCTCTTTGAGTAGCGTCATGTGCTAATTTAGCTCTTTCAAGCTCGCCTGCTTGCTTAACTTTTTCTATCTCTAATTCATCAGGAACTTGATTATCATTAACATCCTCACCTTTTCTTATAACTTCAGAACTTATCTCAGCTTTTGCAAGCTCAGTTAATCTTCTTTCTCTTTGTTCAATAAGGATCTTATCAATCTCATGTTTCTGAACATCTTCTCTAGCCTCAATTTCCATCTTAAGTTTTCTTTCTTCAGCTTCAGCCATTTGCTGTTGTTGTTGAGTAACTCTATCCTGCTGCTTCTTAGCTTCCTTCTGAATAAGCTTATGAGTCTCTTCTGGAGATGTTCCATTAGTGATAGCTTTTAGTATAGATGAAACTGCTTCTACTCCTTCACCTGCATTTTGTGCAAATGCATGAACTAGTTGCATCATCATTTCATTATACTTAATATCAGTTGAATTATTACTAATCCATATTCCTAAGTCAGTATGCTCAAGCATTTTAGGAGTAACTTCTAATAATTCTTCAGTACCATCAGGCAGTACATAATGAATGAAATGTTCCTTCTTATTCGGATGATTCTTAAAGAAATTTCTTAAATATGTGACAAAATTTCTTAAGTAATCATTTAAAACAGCTTTCCAAATTTCATTCAATTTATAGAAATAAATTTCTGTAATATGATGTGACTGTGTAATCGCTTGTCTATTATCTGTTACATTAGAATTAGAAGAGAACGCTCCCTCTCTTTGGGGCGTTATTCCCATAGTAATGCTGATCTCCCTATCAATGAACTCTAGTAGTTGTTGTAAATTAAGTAACTCTGCAGCTGCACCTATAGAGTACCCTGTTGAGCCGGGGGATCTAGTGGCAGGCGCAAGCCCTCCATGACTAGATTGTGCCCCACTGTAAAGGTCAATATTAGTGTCTTTCAGAAACTTAAGATAAGTAGCTACTTTATCTCTAATAGGTTCCCCATCCTCATCTAATCCTAACTCATCAGGTATCTGATCTAAATCAATTGATTGAATATATGCTCTGTATTTAGCAAGTTCTTTATTCTGTATATGC